CTAGTGCTGGTCGGTTGCCTGCCCACGGTACCGTTTGTCGTTCTCCTCGCACTTAGCGGCCAATTCATCAGATAAATGGGCGTCGTGCAATTCAAAGATCTGAATCGGCAGCAAGGCGGCGCGAAGAAAGCTTAGAGCAACTCCGCCCCCAAGCAGAGCCAACACAAGGGAATGCAGGATCAGCGGTGCACCGGACAAAAACACAATGAGATAGACCAAACAAAGCACGGCGCTCAGCATCGCGCAGCCCAAAGTAACCGACTGGGATGCGAGCAAGTAGCGCAGCCTCGCGCCATAACGACGCAAGTCCTCTATCGAAAGCGATGAGGTTGAGCCCAGCCTTCCAGTAAAGAGCATCAACGTCACTAGAAATCCGATCAGAAGACCGAAAAATGCCAAGAGCCCACCTACAATTGCCACCAGGGCTCCTTCCGAGAACGACTGAATTGCAGTAGCAGATAGAGCCGAGGGGATGGCGCCCACTGCGAACATCAAAGTCGTCGTCAGCCGATTTCTCTCGCGCTCACCAGAGTCCGGAGAACGAAAATTCCGCATCTCCCGCGCAACTTCCGCCAAAGATGCCCACTCAGCAGGCACCAACGCTTCCGCGGCATTACGAACTCTGCTGTAGATCGATCGGAGCATCAGCATTGAAGAACCCGTTGTCGTCAATGAGTCGCCATGTGTCCCGGGTACGCCGTAGTTCATCCAAGTATCCCCACAGACCTTCAATCAATTCGCTGTAAAACAGGACGCCTGCATTGTCCATCGTGACAGAAACCGTAGTGCGCGCCTTGTAGCTCCCTAAGCCAGTGAGCTTGTTTCCATCCTTTAGGATAAGAACCACTTTCTCGAGAGCCGAGTCGTCTTCCAGCGACTCGTCAACTGCACTGACAACATCATCGGTATTCAGAACACCATTATCAGCAGCTTCCCAGACAGCAGAGAATTTTGCTGAGTTGCGGATTCGGTCTTTGCCTGCCTTGAGGGGCCTTGCCCAACCATCCTCAGCTTGTTCCGCACCATCTATCATCCTGAGGAAAACGCGCTCCACGCCACGGCCACGTCGGATCGCTGTACGCAGATCTCGCGATGTCACATCAAGTAGCTCGATAGTCGGATACGATCGCGGCGGAGTCCCCGTTACGAGATAAGAACGGAACAACCTCCCTAACAGCGCCTGTACAGCACCAACGCCTCCACTGCCTTTTACATTCTCGACGATTATGGTCTCACCGAGAGCGACGCACCGACAGATCGTAACAATCTCGCGTTCGTTACCTTGTGAATCCCGAACTCGTTCAGTAGTGATATTGGGCTCGGAGGCATTGAAGTCGAGCTGAATCTGATCCGGTGCGTGTCCGTTCACGTAGCTGCCGACTTCGAAATAGACTCCTCGCTGATCGCCGGACGATCGCAGGGCGATCTTTCGAATGAAAGAACATGAAACTCCCTGCTCAACATGACCGTTGGCCGGAACAATCGGCCAATGTCGCTTTGCCCACGAAGGAGCAACAGCTTGTAGTTGTAGCAAAAGGCTTTCAATTGGGGCGGGAGTGAAGTTCTTCATCCTGCCGGTCTTAAATCGAACTCGTTTCGCGTACACCGTCTTTAGTACTTGCTTACTCACGCTACCTTTCCCCCTGTGAGATCAGTCCATTGAGGGGAAATTATGCCACTTCGGGAACCGCAAGTAGTGGAGCAGCCCTTCAGCCCCCCGCCCGCCATGTCGTTTAGGAAGTCATTCAGGTAATCGCCAGATCCCCTACGTCTCTGCTTGCCGGATACAGGGCCACGCGCTCCCGAATCCACTCCAGCTTCCGGGCGACCTTCTCCCGCAGCGCCTCCTCGTGCCGCAGCACCCATAGCTCTGCCCCCATCCGGCCGGCTTCGAAAGAGCTGCAGTGCCTGGTGAGTAGCGGCTTGTCGATGCCGTCCGCCCGGTGGAGGATCGCGAACCAGCCGCCATCGACCTTGTCGATCATCGAGACCAGCACCTCCCCATGCAGCATCAGGGCCGTCGGCCCTTTACAGAAAGCCGTTCGCGGGCCCCAGGTGAACTCGGGGCCCAGGTCAGGGTTGCGGATGTAGGCGGTCATGGCCGGAGAGGATAGTTACAGCCGTCTCATGGATCGCGATCGGCTTCGACGCCAAAGCCCCCTTGCAGCACGGCGAGCGCCAGGTTCAAATGCCGCCTTTCATCCCCGTCCTGTCAATGACCTCATGCCCTCATTTCCGGCTTCTGGAAGAGCTCGTCCACTCCATGGAAAAGGAAGTGCAGACCCTCCCCCCTCACGCTCGCCTCAGCAAGCTGGAGGCCGTCCGACAGGCTGCTATCAGCGCCTTTGCTTGTCGCCAACATGCCTATGAGGAAGCCGTGGATGCGCTAGTGCAACGCGCTTGCGATGCGATGAGCCTCCAGTCGGGCCCCACATCCCACCTGCCTTAGCGCGGCTGATGATGTGGGCCTGGTCGGACCACATGGGCAGGCGGCGCCTCCCGGAACGTCTCAATTCGCGTGGCAAGGATGTAGCGTTTCAGTCACAAATTAGCCTGAGGGCCAAGGATCACAGTCACCACCGCCAATGCCGATGCTACGATCCGGCCGAAAGGGGGATCTGGATCACCCCGCGGTGATGAATGTTCAGGTATGCAATCCGGGTGGTTTTCCTAGATACGACCTTCGTTGCGTCCCTAATCGACTGGCCTGAAGTGACCGTGCGGAGTGTCCCTAATCCGGATATCGCACTGAAAACCGCTCTCTTAAAGCGGATTGATGAACGAATGAAAGCGAGGGCATTCGTGCCCGTGCCGAAGTCCAAACCGACTTCGCAGCTTGCCGTTCAACTCGCACCGCGGGAATCCATGAAGGTCATGGTCTTCAATGAGATGATTTGCTATAGCCGGGGATTTCAGCACTTCGCGCGGCGGCTTGAACTCGATGAAGCCACCATCCTTCAAGCTATCAGCCTTGACTCCGCCGCGCTGGATGTCGAACTCCTTGACAGAATCCTTAACGTCATGGGCAAGCGATTGATCGCCTACGCTGCGACAAACTAGGTTCCGGTTCAAGTACAAGGACTCGGATATACCCTGAACCTTGGTGGTGGGTTGATCGAAGCAATAAGCCCGGCACCTCGCCGGGCTTTCCCTTTAAAGGCCCCCACCTACCTAGCCTTGCCCATCTTCGTCACATCAATCAACCCAAAAGCGACTAAGGTGCTCGTAAGTCAGCAAAGATGCCAACAAGAAGGATACTTAGAACAAGCCTTCAGGCCGGTCGAATCCTCACTGATCCCAGATGACACCTTTCGCGCAAGGATCACCTTCAGCATAGCCACCGTGCGAGATGGCTGCATGAGGATCAAGAAAATGAACGCCAGAAGGGATAAAGATTACGTCGACGTGGTGAGCGAGCTCTCTTACTGGCAGGAGCGCTTCAACCACGGTTCGTTCATCTCCGACTCCTTCGAAAAGAAGTGCGTCCCGGTGATCAAGCTCGCCTGCGAAATCTACTTGCGAGATCCACATGGAACAGAAGCGTCATGGGCAGCCGCTCTGTACCACCGCATTCCACCATTGACATCCAGGTTGAACACGGAAATCACCAAGCACGTGGCGCGGCTCTGCTGGAGTCGGCTGAACGAATCCAGCCAAGCGGAGCCCCATTCATCCCCAAGGCTTCAATAGCACCCTCCCCTAACACGGCGAGGCGCAACCTTCATCTGCGGTGACCTCACCGCGATGGAGTAGAAAATGACCAACGTAAACGACACAACCAACACCCAAGGCCAGCAGGAGCGCGATGCCAAGCGCGCACCGGGCGCGCCCCAACAGAACGACAACGACCGCAAGGACGCGGAAACCAAGGAAGGTAAGCCCCAGGATGGCGGCAAATCCCAGCAGAAGTAAGCCTTCCTGCTGGTGACTGAAGGAGAGCTGCGTCTGAACGCGCAGCTGCTCCAAAGGAATGGACAGCAGTGAGTAACGTAACGAAAGCGAAGGCGCTGATGGCGAAGATTACCTATCAGCTTCGCCCACCCGAAACGACGACGATGGCGCCATGCAAGAACTGCGGCAGAAGCAGTCCGGGCGGCCAATCCTGCGCCGACTGCCTTTGTACAGAGCTTGAGACTCTGATCAAGAACAAAGGAGCAGTGGTTCGCTGGTCCAAGTCAGCAAAAGCGGCAGCAGAGGACGAAGCGCTTATCCTCACCTATGCGCGGCGAAGCTGAGCCACCGAAGAACTTCCGTCGCCTCGCTCGCAGATGCCCCCCCCGGCAGACGCAATCGTATAAACAATGGGACTCGAGTGTCAGGAGGCCATATGGCTTACGACGCGCAATACCTTACTCAGGAAGAATGGATGAACTTGCACACTGCCTACCTCTCCCATCAGGCAGATTCATTCTTCTGGGATATCTATCAAGCCCTTATGGATGAGGCCACAAGGCGAACTGGGCAAGGGATACATGTCGCCAACGAACTGGCAGGAGCGGCGATGCAGTTCGGCGCCACCCGAGCAGCTCATTTCGTAAAGTAGAGAGGCCCCGCTTCTGCGGGGCCTTCTATTTACGGTCACATTGAACTGGTCGAACTAGCGCCCTCATCACGGTCAACAAAGAAAAGAGAGACGAGGCACGCATAGCTCGTACTCACACAATGCGCTTCACGCCCTGAAGGCCGAGCAACTGCCGACAACGTCGCCGAATCGGCGAATCACACAAATCTTCGCGAAAGCGCCTATGGTAGGGCCACGAGCCCAACCCCGCTCCAGGCCAGACTGATGAACTATGACGACGCGAGAGCCGATCTCGATGATCTTGCTCTTGAGATGACCATGCTCAATCACTCATGGAACTACACAAAGCGCCTCGATAAGTTGAGGGCCTTGGCAATTCTAACGAGGCGCGCACTAAAAGAGTCCGCAGGAACCACAGACGAGCAGGAGCGCCGGAACGGGATTGAGGCAGTGCTAGACCGAATCACGAGCATGATGGGTGCTGCCGATCAGCTCGAACACCTGAAAGAAAGCTATCGCCGATAGCCTCTGCATGGGCGTGCAGCCCGAGGCGTCGCTCCACGGCAAGGTCTAAGCACCGCCCACTGACTCGACCTCAGGCTCCGAAGCTGGCGGCATCGGGAGCAACCCGAAGTCTTCTCCGGCGTGGGCGATGTAAGCCGCCTTGACGGCCCCAATGACTACAGGCCCCGGAATACCACCGAAGTCACCGGCCAACACCTGCTCGATGGTGCGCTCAATGCGTTGCCCCAAGGACGTTCCGCGCAGGACGCTGCCGGTGTAATGCCACCACTCCGTATGCCAGATCAACCTCCCCCTCGTGCTGGCCGATCCGTCCTCGTTCGGGTCGAAGAACACCTCCAGACGACGGCCCACCAAGACATCCCGATTGGCCTCATCGTAGACGCGCTCAACATCACCCGTTTCGGTAATTCGCATTTCCGGTTCCATGGTTCTGATCCTCAAAAGTTGGTCACGTCCAGCACAAGCGCCCGCCACACCGTGGACCCCGCGGTGTCGTAGGGCACGGCAGAGGGTGAGCTGGGGTCGGTTGAGCGGATACGCCTGGCGGTAATTGCGATGCTGTTCCCAACCACGCTGACATCCATCTCCTGGCTGTCCAAGTAGTACACGTAGTTGAGGGCACCGCCGACGGTGAAGCTCTCGTTGCGCACCAGCAGCGCAGAGACGGGCACCGTGATCCACACGGCGTACGCACGGCCTGCCGGAAACTGCTGCGTAACCGTCGCCTCGGTCACGGTGTTGATGTTGCCCGTCATAACCCCAACCGGCCGAGCCATCCGCCCGTAGGCGATGGCATCGAGTAGCAACTCACCACCCGCCGACCAGGTTTTCACCCCCCACGTGGATTCCGCCTGCGGCAGCCCAAAGGCGTAGGTGTGGCCGTCGCCTTCCGCCGTGAATATCGTTCCAGTGGGTGAGTTGTCCTTCGCGAGCAGTGCAAGCACGTTGCGACTGTCGTCCAATACCACCACGCCGCCGTCATTCTCTGCGTAGATTCCAACGGCCATCAGTAGGTCACCACCATGATATTGATCGCGAACCGCCGCACCTCGACCACGGCCGAGTTGAACGACCATGTAATGCGATTGCCCGAGATTCCAATCGACGGCCATGGGCTAGCATTGCCGGCAGGTGCCCAGGACCCCGGGAACTGATAGACGAACTCAACCGTCTGTCCGGCCTTGGGCGTCGCGGTGTATGACCCATTCGTCTTGCCGGTGTTCAACAGCACCGTGCCGCCGGCGACCCTGTCGGTAGTGTCCAACATGATGTTCCCGTTGGCGTCCCACAATTTCAGCCCCACGGCCATCAGATATCCAACCCTGCAGCAAAGCGGCGGCGGTTGTTGACGTCGTAGATGTTGATCGCCGTGTTCGTGATCTCCATGCGCCCCTGCGTGCTCGTTCCTCGAATGATGGTCTGGCCCGACGTGGTTTTGCACTCAATGCAGTTCGCCGTGGCGCAGTTAGCTGCGCCGACATTGGCCCCGAACCACTGGACGAGGTTTCCCGCCGAACCAAAGCCGGTACCCATGACGAGCTGATACCCGTTTCCGTAGATGCGAATATAGTTGGCCTGCCACTCCATGCCGCTGGCGGCTCCACCGGTGATCACCCGGAAAATGTTGGCGAGAATCGAAAAGCTACTGCGCTTGCCATCGTTCATCGACTGCGTGCCACTGACATTCCCACCCACATCCAACGTCAGTGTCTGGGAAGCCGACATCTCCGTTCCGCTGGCCGACCAGGCCGTGGGCGCGGTTTGATCCTGACGGCACTCTTCAAGCATCGCCCGGGTGAAGCCAACGGAAGAACTTGCGTTGCCGGTGCCGTACGGCCTGACCAGAATTCGTGCCGATGCGGCCCCTGCGGGTGGCTTGGTCGCCGGCGTGTTCAGGCGTTCATAGTTGCTCAGGCTTCCCCATTGCGCCAAGGCAGTGATGAGCTTGGTCGTCCGCGGGCTGACGCTGGACCCGGCAAGTTCGGCGCCGGCCGCATCGTAGAACAGGAGCAGGACGGCTGCGTTCACGGTGCCGCTTGCACCCACCGATGCACTCGCCATGTACCACTTCTCCGGATCGATACCGATCACAGGCCCGGCATAGCCCTGGAGCACCATGTTTGGCTGAGCCACGCCGTGTGCTCGTGCGATTCCATGCCCGGGAGGACTGACCCCAAGGTAGTTCCGTTCCCAGGTGAACGGAACGGGCGCGCCACCGGTTGCCCAACCAGCAGTATCGAGGGCGAAGAAGCTGTTCGGGCACAGGTTCCCGCCACCACCAATCGCCTGAATCGTCGTCGTAGCCGAAGCAAGCCCGCTATTGACCTGGTCAATGGCCGCCGCGAACTGCTGTCCCTGCTCGTCAAGATCAACACGCAGCTGGCTGACCGCCCGAGATGTGCTCGACTGGGCCTCCGTGACGGTGCCAACATCCTCCCAGTACACCGCGTCAGGCGGAGGCGTGTCAGCAGGCACTTCCTGCTTTGCTCGATACATCCGCCCACCCTTGTAGATAACGGAACCTGTTGTATACGTACTGTCTTGGCTGTACTCGGTGCCAAACAGCGCCAGCGCCTTCCCTGAGTTGAGAGATGCGCGCAACGCCTCCTCCATTGCGGCATCCACGGCTGCCTGCTTCGCAACAAGTTCGGCCGTTCCCTCTACGACCTCGCTTCCTCCCGCGACCCCTCGAGCGGTCGCGGTGATGCGGAAGTACCAGGTCAACCCGCTGCCATCGCTGTACAAGTAGCGGGTTTCGGTGGTCCTAACCACCTCCTGCCACGGCCCGTCCGGCGACTCGCTGCGCTCAACGATGTAGGTCACAACGGCGCCGCCGGACTCGACCGCATCCCACTCCAACAGGACGCCATCAGCCACAGGCGTCACTTCCGTTCCGCCAACCGGTGGGACAGCCGATGGTGCGTAGACTTCAGGGAACCAGCGCGCGAAGCGGGCAGCAGGAGGCGTCTGGGCGGGGAGTTGGCCCGCGCCCAGATCGATGAGGGTCACATATCGCATGTCTTACCTTGCGTTGAGCGATGCGTTCAGGGAGTGGCGCTTCTGCGTTGCCGCAGCGCCTTGGGTCGTGTTCAACAGCTTTTGGATCAACTGGTTCTGCTCGCGGATCAACTGGTTCTGCTCATCGAGCTTGGCGTTGGTCTCCTTCTGGACCTCCTTTCCTCCCGCGGCCACCTCAAAGATCGCTTTCCCGAAGTGCTCCGGCAGTGCCTCGATGGCGTCGGCCAATTGGCCCATCGAAGTGCCATCCTCGAGGTCCAGCTCTCCGACCTTCATGCCGTCGATCATTGCCATCACGCGGCCGTAGAGGTCGTTGTAGTCCTTCCCGCTGGCAAAGAGGTTTCGGCCGAACCCAAGGGCTGCCTGAGCGGCCTGCTGCGCCGCTTGGCTATCTCCCTTCGCCGTCGCATCGGCAAGCGCCTGCATCGACTCGGAGAGCTTTTGCCGGTCCGTCAGCGGTGACAGGTCACTGATCGAAAGGCCGTACTTGATGTCCTTTTTGTCAGCCTCGATCTGCGCCTGGAGCTTCCCCATCTGCAGCGCGCGCAACTCCTCGATCTTTGCCAGATCCTCCGCCCTGGCCCCGGAAAGGCCCAGCGCCTTGGCGTAGTCGTTGGCCGCCTTCACCTGCTGGCGGTACGTGCGCTCAATGGTCAAGGCCTGCTGCTGGTAGCCCGACAGGTCCGCCGTCATCACCTGCGTGGCGATGTCGGCCATCAGCGTGCCGTAGGACTTCGCCGTCCCCGCCAACCGGGTGTATGCCGCGGTCAGGCTTTCGTCTGCCGCCTGCATCTTCTCCACGTAGTCCGTGAGCGCGGAGAGCCCCACCCCCGTCCACAGGTCCAAGCCGCTCCGGGCATCCACTGCCGCGGTGACGAAGAAGTTTGCACCGTCCTCAAGCAGCTCCGCCGACTTCCGCCAGTCCTCCGCGATCCGGCTTGCCTGGCCGTCGATCTTCCCGACAGCAGCGATGGCCTGCTCGGCAGCGAGGCGCTTCTGGAAGGTCTCGGCGTCCTCGTCGTAGGTCCGTCCCAGCACCGTCGAACGGGAGCCGGTGACGTTGCCCTTCTTGTCGTAGGACTGGGAGAAGGAGCCCCCAACGAGCGCAGCGGCATCCTGCCGCAGGCTCACGCCCAGCTGCTTGGCGTACGCCGAAAGCACCTCGTGAATTCCCGCGGCTGCATCCCGGGCCTCTTGGCCGGGATCAACCTGGATCGTCCTCCACTTCTTGCCGCCAAAAAGCGACTTCTGCCGGCTTTGATAGGCCTCGGCCGTTGCCGACCCGCCGCCCTCATTGATGCCGATGGTCTGCTGGCTGCTGTTCGTTTGGTACTTGGTGCCAAAGACCTTGCCGCCGGACAGCTTGTCCACCACCGCGGCGGCCGCCAGTGCCCAACCCACAACCGGAACCCAGGACGACGCCCCAATGGCCCCCATGGCGCCCGTTGCTCCTGCTGCTGCGCCAGCTCCGATGCCGCCGACGCCCACACCGGTACCGATGGCCCCCAACCCACCCGCGATGGCGCCGCCCACACCCAGCCCCAAGGCCCCATAGGATGCGCCGGCCAGCACGCTGGACAGGCCGCCGCTACCGCGCTTGGTCAGGCCGTAGTAGGCACCCAACAGGCCCAGGCCGGCGCCCGCATAGGGGAGCCCGCCCGCGAACTCACCCGTCAACAGCGACTTCCCGAACAGCCCCATGCCAGGCGGCAGGCCGAAGCCAGAACCACCTCCGCCGATGGTCCCGGATGCACCACCGAGCCCGTACGTGGCTCCCTGGAAGCCGCCGAAGCCGGCAACGTTGTTACCGAAGCCACCGATGGAGCCGGCGGCAACACCGGCAGCGGTACCGATGCCCAGGCTTCCAATTCCGGCCCGCTGCGCCCCCTGCACGATGCCGCCGGCGATGGTGGTCCCCAGGCCGCCAAAGCTGGTGCCGGAAGCCGCGAAGCCCTGACCGGATAACATGCCTTGGATGGCCTTCTGGATCGGGTTCACGAACTGCTGCTGCAGCCCCGTGCGTACAACGTCCCACCACCCGCGCTTGAACACGTCCTTCAGCTCGGAGAAAAAGTCCTTTGCGTTCTTGATCTGGCCGGCGAACACGTCGGCGAAAGTGTCGGCCACACCGCCGGCAGCATCCACCGCAACCTGCTGCCAGTCCTCCGCAGCGCGCGCCGCGTCTTCCATCTCAATGGATAGGGCCGCGTAGCTCTTGGCCTGAGCCAACAACTGCGTGATCTCCTGCTCGCTGAACTTGGCTCCTGCTTCCTGCGCCCGCGAAATCTCTGCACGCATGTCGGCCTCTGCCTGAAGCTGCCGCCTGTACATCTCGCGGGCCGGGCCTGCGATGCCAAGCAGCTGGACTTCCTGTTCCATGGTGCCAAGAAGGATGGCTGGTGCCTTCTGCGCCTTCTCAATCTCAGCAGCTACTTTTGCGTAGCCCTTCGCTGACTCAGCTAGTAGAACTCCATGGTCAGCCTGCAGGATGCTTCCCTTCTCCAGCGCTAGATTCAGCTCAGCGACGCGTTGCCGATGGGATGCCATCGCCTCGGAGAGAGGCCCAGACATTATCCCGGCAGCGATCTGAGCCTCGCGCGAGAAGGCCGCCTGGGCTTCACGCTGGCGCTTGCTCGCTGCCTCAGCCTCTCTTTCCGACTTCTCACGGGCAGCACGCCCAATGTTCCCCGTAGCCGTGTACTGGACGTTCCCATTGATGGAATCAAGCCATGACTGAGGGGCGGCATCTTGAATCGGCATTTCGCCGACGATGCGCTTTGTGATCTCTGCCTGGAGGCGCTTTTGCTCGGCAGCCATTTCCGTCAGCTGCTGCGTGCGGAACTGCCGCTGGTCATCCGTCAATGGAATCCCGAAGTGGTTGGATGTCCAACCCTCCATCTCCTTTCGACGCTGACTGATGCGTCCAAGTTGCTCATTAAGCGCATCATAGGAGGAATCTTTGAGCGCACCGCCCGTGTCCAGCGTGTACAGCTCCTTTGTCCGGTTGATGAAGTTTCCCATCTGAACGAGTGCGCCCACAAGCTCAGTCGTCAGCCCAGCGACCCAACCAGTGAAGGAGGCGAAGCTCTGTCGCGTTTGATCTGACCCAAGCAACTCGGTTAGCTCGCCAACAGTCGGCAAAACTTGCTCCGCCACACTGTTCTTGATGCCCTGCATTGCCAAGTCAGCCTGCGCGGTCATATCACGCAACTGGCGCGTTGCGTCCACCATGTCGTCGCCGATGATTGCACCTGCGGCATCAGCGGCCGCACCCCAGCGCTTGAAGCCCTCGGCATTGTTTTTTAACAGGGGGACGAGTTGCGCTGAATCGCTAGCGATGGCCTCCATATAGAAGGTCATCTCAGATTGTGAGAGGTTGGCCCTCTCCAAGCTCCGAAAGTACAGGCCAAGCGCCTCGGGGCCTGACAGCTTGCGAAACTGCTCCGCAGTTACCCCAATGCGTGGCGCGATGTTCTCGAAGAAGTCCGCCATCGCGCCTCCACCCGTCTGGATGAAGTCGCCGATCTTGTCCTGTGTGTCCTTCAGGATATCCGCAAGCTTCTCATGGCTGATTCCCACGGTTTGTGCGCCCGCAGCCATGCGCTGGAAACTGGCTGAGGTCGTCCCAGAGATCGAGGCCAGCCGGTCATATTCAATGCTGAGTTTTGCGACGTCTCGGGACCAGCTAACAACGGCGGCAGCGCCGGCTGCCAATCCGCCAGCAATAGCCACACCGACTGCCGTTCCTGCACGCTTGGCGGAAGCTGTCATTTGCTGCATCTGGCGGTCGAACAAGCGAGCCGACTTCCCCGCGTCCTTCTCGAACGAGCCCGTTTTGAGCAGAAGATCAACCGTTAGGGTGTAAAGCGACATAGGGGCTCCGAAAAGAAAGAAGCCCCGCACTTGGGCGGGGCTTCCTTGGGTTCGATCAGTAGCGGCTCAGCCGAGCTTTCGTAACAACTGGGCCTGATGGTTGTCTGCCTGGATGACGCGGGCGACCGCTACGAGGAAGATTCCAAGCGCGATCACACCCACGCCGAGTGTGGCCGGCGTCAGCATGAGTCCGCCGACGATGGCAGCAAAAAGACCGAGAACAGCAAGCAGGATGTACATGTAGCCCCCTAGTGATACTCCTTGGTATGGGGATGATGCCATCCATCTCCAGCTGCAAGTCAACCGGGAACTTCCTCAAACTCCAGGTATCCCGAGAAGTACCGGCCGCTCACATTCTCCACGCTCCACGTGTTCGACGCCGCTCCGTAGATTGCCGACCTGGCGGCCAGCACCGAATCGTTGGGACCGCCCTTCGTCCGGCTGTACTCCGGCACGAGGCAGCCCCGCCCGCGCCCCTGCAGCATCAGCACCACCGCATCCCAATCCGTGCCGGCCAGGCCGCTGCCATGCGCCACGTCGGTGGGCCGTGCCGACAGGTTGCCGGTGAAGCGGCGGTACCGCGGGCCTTCCACGGTGTTGAGCTGGGCGCCTTTCGTGCGGGTGTGGACGCTGGTGTCGATGGTGGCTACCGCCCAGCCATCGGCAATGCCCACATCCACGGCGCGCAGCACTGCGATCTCACCCACCTCCACGGTCGCCGCGGTGGTGTCGATCCCCACGGCCACGGACGACACCGATGCGGCACCGGTCGGGAACAGCCAGGCGCACACCGATCCGTCAGGGAGTCGCACAGTGGTGCCGGTCGCCCCGGCCGCTGTCACCGATACCCCTGGGGGCAGGGACAGGCCCAGCAAGGCGACGATGCGCGGCACGATGGTGCCGCTGAATGTGATGTTGATCGACAGCGCGCCGGTCCTGGCGATCCGGGAGCGCCGCGCCGGCTTTCCGTCGAACATCGCCGCGCCGGCATCGGCCGTCAGCCAATTGCCGCCCACCAGCGCCACCGACTGCACAGCCGGCATTCCGTACCCGATCAGCATTTCAGCCCCACACGTTGAGCACCACGTCCCCCGTGGTCGGGTTGCGCTCTACGCTGCGCACGAACACGTTTTTCCCGTTCTCCAGCCCATATCGCGGGTACGTGACTCGCCCCACCTGGCCGGGCTGAACGTCCAGCTGCTGGTCGCCGCGGATCGTGAGCACAAAGAAGTGCCGCATCACCGCGTACAGCCCCACGATCCGGTCCGCCTCGGCCTGCGCATCCCCCTGCCCCCAGAACAGCGAGACGAATGGGGCGGCCACGTCGGCGTGCCTGTAGTGGGGATGCAGCGGGCCGGCGGCATACACCTGGCCCCGGAACAGCGATGTCAGCTCGTCGCGCCTTGCCTGCGGCACGTCCACCACGTCGGACACGAGATCCGCGGCACCGAGCGCCTGGGCGTTCGGGCGGTAGGCGAACCGGCGGGTCAGGTTCGGCGCATCATCGGGCAGCGCGATCAGATCCTCGGCCAGGTCGTCGGCGATGACCTCGAAGGCCGGCACCGTCACCGACTCAGGCGCCACCACCCGCGCCACGCGCAGCACGCCATCCGGCGCCTGGTACATCCCAGCACCATAGCTCGGCAGGATCGCCCCCAGCGCCGCGCGCGCCGTCACGGCCTCGCGGGAGTAGTACCCCACCCCGCCGTAGCCCGTGGCCGCGTCGATGCTGCTGGCGTCCCCTGCGGCCCATGCCGCTTTGCCGATCCGTCCGAACACGTCGCCAAGCGCCTGCCGCAGCGTCGCCGGCTGCTGCCCGGCGCTGACGCTGGACACGTCGGCGACCACCGGGCCTTCCGGCGGTGACTGCATCAACAGTTGCTGCCCACCCGGCGCGAGCTGGAACGTGCCCGACTCCATCAGGTCGCCGCGATCCATCACCGCCGCGACGTGCACCGGGCCGTCGGCCAGGAACAGCGCCGAGCCATCGGAGTTGGCGCCCAACGCCGGCACGCTCGCCACCGCACCGATCACCACCGGCTGTGCACTCCAGGCCAGGCCGGGGATGTTCGGAAGGAACACCGCACGGGTGATGGGCTCGTCCAGGTCGGTATGCGCGTCCAGCAGCGAAAGTCGCTTGTCGCCGTCGCCAGCAATCTCCACGCGATCGATGACGAACCGGCCCACCGCCACGGTGTCGGCGAGCATTCCGCCCGCCGGTCCCTGCCGGATGGAGACCGGCTGGCCGGCGCCGCCGGACAACGCCAGGGCATCCAGCAGCCCATCGGCGTCGTGGACAAGGCAGTCTGCAACGGTCGTCTGCGTCGCCGAACCGCCCCACACCCAGAAGTCCAGCGCCGACACGATGGTCACACCCTCGGCCAGCAGGCCCTCATAGCGGGCGTTGGGCGGGGTGTCTCCCGGCGCCGTCAGGAAGTCCGCATCCGCGATCCCCGGCGCCGCGGTGGACAGGCGGCGCAGGGGCCAGCCCGCCGCGGCCGGTGGCCCGCTGGCAACCCACTGCCCAGCGTTGACCGCCAGAATCAGGCCCCCCGCCTTGCTCGCACCCAGCGACGCGGCGAAGTACAGCGGGCCATCAAGCGTCGCCGAACCGGTGTGCACCAGCGAGCCATTGCGGTAGAGCCTCACGGTGTTGGGCGTGCCGATGACCAGCTCCACGCCCACCATGTCGCCCTTGACCACCGGCGGCAAGCCGGAGGCCACCGTAGCGCCGCCCACGCGCAACGTGCCGGCGGCCAGGTTCCAGCCAATGCCCCCAATGGACCCCAGAACGATGGACATCGAGGCGCTGGAGTTGACCACACCCACGACCGCCTGCAGGTCATCGTCGCCCCACACGGCGAACTCCACGCCCACCGTGCCGGCGTCCTGGGGAATGTCCGAACGGGCCGTGCGGTTGATGTCGGCCGCCGCCGTCGTGGCAAGGGTCAGGCCGCTATCGCGCGCGGACAGCGCCGGGCCGATGGGAACTGCGGCGAACCGCCCGAAGGTCTCGCTCATAGGGAATCAAACCATTTCTGGGCTTCGTCCTCTTCCAGGACCGGCACCAGTGCGTTGAGGAAGTCGTCCAGCGGGCGCTTGCTGCCTGCGGGACTGTGGGTCGCTATGGTGTAGGCCACAAGCGCGGCGGGCTTCTGATGCAGGCTCACGGGGTCAATGGGGTTCCGCTTGTGGAACTCCCACATCTCCAGAAACTGGCGCCGCGACATCGTGGCGCGCAGCTCTTGGACGGGCCTGCGGTACGTCACTGACAGGACGCACCAAAACCAGTCCTCGCCCTTGCGGCTTAGGCGTTTCCCGCCTGCTCCGCTGCAGCCGCCGCCTTATCGCCGAAACCGGCGTGCTTCAGCGCCACGTCCTGGAACTTGGCCGCAATCGGCGGCTTGAGCCGCGCGGCGTCCTCCACCGACATGGTCGGCTTGCCGTCGGCATCGCAGATGGTGGCGGCGATCAGCTTGGCGCGGTCGCCATCGGTCCACAGCTGGCGGAACTCGGTATCCGGCAGCTCGCGCACATAGAACTCGGCAGTCACGCCGGCGCCCAGCTCGATGGTGTCCGGGCGCACGTCCGGCGAGGCGAACATGCCCAGTTCCTTGAAGGCGTTCAACAGCGACTTGGGGACGGCGGTGTCGGTCACCGCGCTGGTGTTGGTTTCGTTGGTCTTGCTCATGGCCGTTTCCTTGTACTGGCGGCAGACCGTGCGGGCCGCGCACGGCGAACACGCGGAGGTTCCGCACGATCTGCCAAAGAGATGGCCCGCCGAAGCGGGCCGGGTGCATGCCGTTCGGGCGCCTTACGGGCCGACCGGCGGACGGTGCGTGGTGACGGCGCCGGAGCCGCGGATGGTGATGGTGGCCTTCCACACATCGTTGTCCTGGCTGGTGACCGCGAAGTTCTGCACGAAGCCATCGAACTGCTTGGACAGGACCGTGGTGGGCGGAGTGATAACGCCATCGACGGCGGCCGGCTTGGCGACGCCTTCGGTTTCCGACAGCGGCGCGGTGACCAGCCAGTTCACGACGGCGCCGGTCTTGTGCAGATCCTCGATCTTCTCGTGGTCCGCCGAGTCGTAGATGACCTCGATGCTGGTGCTACCGGTCTGCTTGCGGCCGGCGACGAACTGATCCCAATCGTCGTCGTAGTCGGAGATGTCGATCTCCGATGCCTGGCCGTCGGGGAAGCCGACGCTGCGCAGACGGGTCACCTTGATGACCTCGGCTGCCGCGATGGCAACGAACAGCTGGGAGTGCTTGGACTTAATGACCTGGCCCATTCAAGTTTCCTCTAGTTGTGTCGATACGGATTTGGATACAGGGGAGAACCTTCCCCTTCAGGGACAACAAATGCTTGGATCGCAACCTTTTTCTGCTACTCGATTGATCGGTGCTTCCGCCGCCGTGGTGGCAGGAATCTCGCTTTTCTGGTGCGCGTTGGCACTTGTCTTGCAGGAATTGGGCTCGAACTATTGGTTGGCCCGCAGCATGCCCGCCTGGACTTTGATGGCCGGAAGCGGCTATTTCGTGGGATTCATTGGTGCCGCGCTCCTTCATGAGTTCTTCAACAAGTTGAAGGGTGAGCCCACGCTGCTCGGTCGATTTCAAGATGAGGCGCGCGATAACGCGTGGGCAATGGCCTTTGTGGTCCTACTTACCATCGGCCTCTTCCTCTTTGGTGCGCTTGTAGTGCTGGCGCTGATCAAGGGAACAAGCGACATGCGTGCGTCCGTCGGGATCTTCCTTGGAGGCCAATTCGCAAGTGAGTTCTCCATGAAGTACTTGCGAGACAAGTACCTTCAGCCCAGCGCCGCGACCTAGCGGATCTGCAGCAGGCGCGCGTCGAATGAGATGCCGTAGGCTCCCGTCTCGTCGTCGTCCGGCGGCGGGTTGTAGGACTCGATGCTTCCCCTCCGTTCGATCTCGTCGCGGATCACCATTGCGACCGCGTTGGCTTCCGACAGGTCATCGCCCCAGACATTCAGCCTCACCCGCCAGCCATCGGCTGGGGGCGGGTCGGACAGCTGCGCCAGCGACGAACCGCCTACCGTCCCCCAGGTGACATAGGGCATGGGCGTGTCTGCGGGGGCGGTACCGGGAAACGCCCGGACCGGATCTCCCAGCTTCGCGCGCACCGCGTCCGAGCCCTGCAGGATGCTTTGGATCAGGGGAACCATCATCGCCAGCCGGTCTCCTTGGTGTACTTGTCGATGGCTTTCCACGTCGTGTCGATCACGACCTGGGCGGCCTCGGGGCCTTTTGCTTCGCCGGCAGGGGTGAGGAAGGGCTTGGCCGCCATTCGCTTGGTGCCGAATTCAAGGTGGCGCCAGTAGTAGGCCCACCCGCTTTCCTCGTAGGCCTTGCCCGTCCGCCCCTTCCTGCGGTTCCGCTTGGTGTTGGCGTACTTCCTCCGCCTGCCCGTGCGGACACCCACCGTGTAGTACTCGCCCCCCTGGCCTACGCCGGCACGTGCCCGATTCTTTGCGTTCACTCGCCGCACAACGATCTGCGTGGCGAGGAAGCCGGTCGCGCGCACCACCCTGCGGCGCGCTTCGTCGCGAATCAGGTTGCCGCCCTTCCGCATGCCAGCCTGCAGCGGTTTGCCCTGGACGGCCTTGGGCAGGCCACGCAGGGATTGCAACAGGCCCTCCAGCCCCTTGATCTCAATGTGCTCAGACATCGGACACCCCCGAATCCACCATCAATGTGAGGTGCCGGCGCGCTGTCGGGTCGGGCAGCACCGCCCGGATGGCGTATACAGCCCCGTCGAAAACAACGCGCATCGTTTGCAGTACTCCGGGCAGGTATGGGATCTGCATCCGGGCTGTCACCTGCCCATGCTCGGCTGCGGCTGCGACGAACTCCCGCCCTGACAGGGGCACAACCTCGGCAGGCACATCAGATTTCCATGTACGCCAGACGCGCTTGTCACCCCCCAATGGGTCGCGCACCACGGCAAAGTCCTGAAGCTCGATGCGATGGAGGTATCGGCCAGACATCACACCCCCCAAGAGACGCGGAATGGACTCATCAAGCGCGTCGCCGCGGCGGCACCCTCGTCCTTCTGAAAGTAGTAGTCCCGTACAAGAATGAGGATTGCCTGCTTGATCGGCGCCGGCACATCCGCCGGCTTGCTTGGATCGTCGGCATCGGGCCACGGCACAGGGCGACCGATGTACTGCTCAACATAGCCCTGCGCCGCCTCAATCTGCGTCGTGATCAGGGCATCGTCGGCGTCGTGGATGACAGGCAAGGCCTGCTTGGCATCGGCCAGAGTGACGACCATGGTCAATCCCTCCGGCGGCGCTGGCGCGGCTTGGAGCCCTCGATCTGTTCCGCGACGGGAGTGTCCCCGGTGGTGACCAACAAGCGTTTCATCAGCTGCTCTGCCACTTGGGGGGAAACATCGAACACATCACCCTTTTTGCGGCTCCCGTAGTGCTCAAAAGAGCGAATCGCAGTTACTTCAGTCATGTCGCCTCCCAAGGCGGCGAGGCACAAGCCCCGCCGCCATCGTCGTCTTACGGGCCAACCACCGGGAGACCGGCGAAGTCACCCTTCACGAAGGCCTCGGGGCGGAACACGGTCAGGCCCACGTCTTCTTCGCAGAGGATGGTGACCATGTTCTTGACGAAGTTGTCGCGATCCTGGTTCGACACCGTGATATTCGCCTGCTCGCGGTCCCAGCCCTGCGCACCCATCTTGAAGGCGCCGGTCAGGAAGTCGCCGGCGTCCATCGCCTTTGTGGCGACCACCGGGCGCGCCCACAGACCCGGAACTGCCAGGCCGCGCGGAGTGGCAAACAAGTAGGCGTTGTCCGTGGTCTTGGACAGCTCGATGGTGGTCCAGTCGATGGGATTCAGCACGATGCCGTCGGCCTCGTACTCGGCCAGGGTGACCTGCAGCATGGAAATGCGAAGGCGGTCCAAGGCCGTTTCGTTCTGGACCGTCACGCCCGGGTTCGCGTATGCAGTCGCCTGGGTGTACAGCCCGTTGATGTTCAGGCCAACGCCCGAACCCTTGAGCAGCTGCAGCTCCTCCTTCAGCTTGAGGCCGTACATCAGGCGGCCGTTGATGTATGCCTGGAGCTGGCTGGCGTCGCGCAACACCTGCTTGGAAGCGCGAATCCAGTGCGCGATCGTCACCACCTTGGCCGAGTCCAGCTCGAACTTCAGATCGGACTCGGGCTTCGGATCGGTCGGGTTCTCGCCCACCACGTTGGCATTGTTGGTGAACCCGGTCTCGCGCACGTAGTCGATGGTGTCCGACGTGGCCGGACCGAAGTTCAGCAGGTCACGCAGGAACAGACGCTGGTTCGGAGTGGTGACGATGCCCGGGACGCGCTGCGGCTCGATCAAGCTGCCCGCCGAGTTGTCCTCGCGGGTGATGGCAGCCTTCACGGTAAAGCTGCCCTGCATGCCCGGGTTGAAGTTCCGGCAGGCATCGGAGGTGGCTACAACCTCGCCGATGGTTCGGGCCTTGGCCGGCGTGCCGCCGCCCTGCTCCAGCTTGGCGATCACCTGCTGGGCAGCCTGCAGTTCGGCCTGCAGCTGGCCCTGAGAAGTCAGAAGCTGATCCACCTTCGCCTTGGTCTCCTCGGACAGCTGGGCGTGCGCCTTGATGTCCTTCTGCGCCTGTTCGGCATGGGCCTTCAGCTGGTCGTTGACCTTGGCGAGGCTTGCGTTGATGTCCTTGATGTCCTGGTCGAGCTGGCTCATTCGTTGTTTCCTTGAAGTACGGAGGTAAGGGACGTGGCGAGAGCCACGGTTTGCTTGATGTCGGCCGCGTCGCGCCGGCCGTGTTCGGTGGGTTCACCCTCACCGGTGCCAGCTGGATCACCCGCGCTGGACTTGAACTGACTGATGAGACGCATGGCCTCGGACTTGGGCATCCCGCTGGCTCGCAGCGCAGATTCCATGCGGCGGATGGCGGATGCGCTCTTGCGGTCGTCACTGGCGCCGATCTCCTCGGAACTAAGCAGCGAGTCCGCAAACCCCTGCTCCACGGAGGCGCTACCGCCGATCCAGGATTCCAGGTCCATCAGCGCGGCCATGGCTGCTGCTGTGCCGCCGGTGCGCGCGGCGTATACATCAGCCATCGCCTCATCGAACGGCCGCAGCTGCTCCGATAGGGCAGCGAAGTCGTGTCGGTTCCCGACGCCGACGGACCAACAGTTGTGGATCATCAGGAAGGCCGGACGCGCGATCTGCACGTCATCTCCTGCCATCGCGATCACTGAGGCGGAGGACGCGGCCAAGCCCACGACCTTCACGGTCACATCCCCCCTATGCTCCTTGAGCATGGAGTACATCGCGATGCCGTCGAACATGTCGCCGCCAGGCGAGTTGATGGCGACGGTGACCGGCCCCTTGCCCAGCGACCGGAGAGCGGCGGCCATGCGCTTGGCCGTGAAGCCTTCTCCGGTCCAGTAGTCGTGCCCGATAACGTCATAGATTCCGATGGTGCGCTCGTCCGCATCCCTCTCAGCGGAAGCGCAGATGCTGGAGTCCCAGCGATTCAACGCCAGCGGCGAGATGAAACTGCGCACGTCGATTTGCGGCCGCCCCTGAGGAACGGCCGGCAGTGCCCGGTTTGTCATTGAATCAATCCTTGGTAGGTGCGTCAGCGACGCCGAGGAACGCCCGCAGCGAATCGCGGGCCGCATTGCTTTCGATGCTCGCGCCCAGGTTGTCCAGCGGCGCAAGCGCCGTCTGTACAGTCAACACTGCAGCGTTTCCGCCCATCGGCTCCCGGTCTTCCAGTTCACGCACTTCATCGCGGGTAAGGATGCCGTTGTTGACCATCGCCGCGTAGAAGGCAGCTCGGCCGGCGCTGTCGGCGCGCAACAGACCCTCAACGGTGAATTTCGGATAGAAGCGGGCGCGCTCGCCAGGCTGGAGCAGATCCTTGCTGATCGCCTGCTCGATCCGGCGTAACCACGGTCCAAGAGTGAACGTCAGGAAGCCGATCATCTGTTGCTCGATGCCCGTCCCCCAGCTGGTCGACTTCTCCGCATGACCAACCATCCACGGCGGAACGCGGAACCAGCGACAGATTTCCTCGACCGAGAAGGCCCGAGACTCCAGCAATTGGGCGTCCGTCGGGTTGATGCCAACCGTCTTGATGTCCGTCCCGGCCTCAAGAATCACAGGGCGGCCTGAGTTGACCGCACCGCTCAGCGCTTCCAGTGTCCGTCGAGCGTCGTCACGCTGCTCCGGCTTCATGACCTCGGGGAAGCTGAGCGCCGTCGTTGGCATCAGGCCCTTTGCGAAAGTTCCGCTGGCCGCGCGATCGGCCCCAATGGCAGCGCCGAATACGTCAGCGCCGTAGGCGATGACCGAAACACCTTCCTCACCATCGAGGGAGAAGCCTGGGATGGTCCAGATACGATCATTCGGGATCTCGCGCTGCAGGCCGTTCTTCTCCTGGAAGCGCCAGAACTTCACGCCGTCGCGCATGAAGGGCACCAGGCGATCAGGATGCAGAAAACGGAGCCCAACGACCTTGCCACCAATCATCAGCTTTTCGCATCGGGCATTCCCCCTCAACAGCATCGCTGCAACACAAGCCTCCCAATGCACCGCGGCCGTGGTCTCGCTGTTAGGCTGATCGTGCAAGATGAACTGCAGTGGATGCAATGAAGCCACACGCTTTCCGGCGCTTGACTTCTCGTACACCGACAAAGGCAACGTGGATATCGTCTCGGAGATGAGCCGAACGCATGACCATACAGCGGAGAGCTTCATGACAGCATGCTGGTTCACGTCAACGCCAGAGGCCGATTGAGCGCCCGTGAACTCAGCCCAGAAAGCGTTGTCGGTCAGTCCAATGGGAACGCCGAGCCAACCCAGCAGCGCGGAACGAATCCGCCCGGGCTTCGCAGATTTCGTCTTCATCCGATTAGTGGGTTCCTGAAAAAGTCTTCCAAACCGGCCGAGGTGTTGGCCGGCGCGGCATTGGCCGCACCGATTGCCATGCAGAGCGCCACGGCTGCGTCGATCTTGTTGATGGACCGGGCTTTATCCAGCCACTTGTTCTCCCACTTGTCGCTTTCCACCACCGCGCTCATCAGGGCCGAAACCAAGACGGGGTTGCGCTTGAGGCGGATGCGCCCCTCCAGGAGAGCCTCCTCCAGCAATCGCAGAGAACCGGGCATCCACATTCCCTCGGGCGCCGGCCCTCCGTGCGCTTTGGCAGCCTTGACCGCCTCCTCCAACGGCTTCCCTTTACGGGTGCCGCCTTGGGGATGCTCGGCGAACGGCAGTGAAAGCCCGATCTCCTTTGCCTCAGTCTCAAACTTGAGGAAGGCATAGCGGTCATAGGCGACCAGGCCTATCTCGAACTTGTCGTTGTCTTCCGACAGCGTCTGCGCGACATGCCGGAAGTTGATGGACTGCCCCGGTGGCGCGTGGATGTGCCCGGCCTTAGCCCAAACCTCATATGGAAGCTTGTCGCGCAACTGCCTGGCCGCGAGCGTGTCTCCCGGCGTCCAGGCGTCGATCCAGGCATCGTAGGTCGGCTTGGAAACGATCTTCTTCTCGCTCTTTACCTCAACCTCGACCTCGACCGCCCCTGTTTCAACCACCGAAGCCATCGCGGTGATGTCCCGAACCTGAGAAAGGTCCAAGCCCTTATAGATCCTCTTGCCGTGGTGCTCGGCCACGTCAAAGTCCGCCAGCGCGGGCTCCAACGTTGTCCGCGCCATCCACGCTGTTTCCGCATCGGTCCAGATGCAGAAGTGCAAGCGCAGAATGCCGTTCAACGACCCGGGGATCGCCTTTGCCTGCGCGACAACCTCTGCCAGGTATTCCTCGGTGATGGTCACCCCCAGCAGGGGGTTGGCCTTCGCCCAGCACGTCGGATCTTCCAGCGGGTCGTCGCCCTCATCGAGGGAACAGACATAGCTGAAAGTCGTGTCGTCCAGCGGCTCGCCGATGAACGTCGGATCGTTGACTGCTTCGGTATGTCCGGCCGCCACCTTCACCGCGTGCTCGTGCTCCTCCCAAGCCACGCTGTTCCGGTCACTGCCGGAGTTGGTGATCATGAACAGCAACGGTTGACGGCGGAACTTGAAGCCGCGCTCCAGCATCTCGATGGTCTTGCGATCCGGTAGCTCGTGGACCTCATCGGCCAGAACGAAGTATGGACGCGGGCCCGAACCCGTCTTGCCGGTGTCGCGCGATACCGGGCGGAAGAAGCTCCCGCTCTTGTGGTGCGCGATGTTGTACTCCCGGCCCTCGCCGCCCGAGAACTCCAGGCGCTTCATCAGCGCGCCCGACGCCTTGACCATCTTCACCGCATCGGCGAACAGAATGCCCGCCTGCTCCTTCTTCGCGGCAGCGGCGTAGATCTGAGCGCCAGCTTCCCCATCCGCCGTCATCCCATACAGGCCGATGCCGCCGGCCATCGGGGATTTGCCGTTGCCCTTGCCCTGTTCGATATACGCGCGGCGGAAGCGCCGACGCCCGTCCGCCTTCTTCCAGCCAAACAGCGAGCCGAGTACGAAGGCCTGCGATGGGTGGAGCTGGAAGGCCTTTCCCTCGAACTGGCCCTCGCTCAGCTTGAGGACGCCCTCGAAGTAGCTGAAAACGCGATCTGCCGCCTCCTGGTCGAAGTACAGACCGCGCTCGTGCGCGTCCTGCAGGTCTTTGAGGTGGCGACGGCAGGCATTGCGGACATGCGGTCCCGCGACGATCTCACCAGCCAGCACCGCATGCGCATAGGCGCTTGTTCGGTCAGCTGAAGAACTTTTCGTCCGGGTCTTCGTCCTCGTCGCCGCCATGATTCACTTTCGTCTCGTCTACCGGCGTTGCGCCGAGCTTTGATAGGAGCGAGCCCAGCGCCTGCAGCGCCGACACCCCCATGTCCGGGTCCGTCTCCATTCGCGCAGCCAGGATGCACACCTGTCGCAGCAACAACCGGTGACCGGCGTGGAGCCAGGGCATGTTCTCGACCTGCTCGCGCCAGACCGCGATCTGGGGCTTGGTCATCCCCTTGTAGGGAGGACCGATGGCCTTGGCCTTCTTCGGCGTCTTGCGATCCTTGTGCCTTTTCGGGTTCTTGGCCGCTGCGCCGGAAACTGCCGCTTTTGCGGCTGGTGTCCTTGGATTTGCCATCTCTCACCCCTCGCTGGGGGTCGTCTTTCCAACTGTGGATGCGCGAAGAAAGGGGGGCGCACGTATCGCCGGCCGTTCAGAATTGAACTTTTTACCCCCCCCCCCTTTCGTTCAGGTTTCTGTGGATAACCTGTGGGTATTCAGCTTTGCGGGGCGGGTCGCCGCTTGCCCACCAAGCGCCCTACTTAAGCGGCCACCCGTCGTGGTCGCATCCCACCACCACGCTCTCCACGTTCCCGAAGCCTCCATCCTCCCGGGCCGTCTTGCGGCTATGGCATGCGATACACAGGGTCCGCAGGTTCGAAGGATCGTTGTTGTTCGGGTCGCCGTCTTCGTGGTCAACGTGCGCTTGCCCCTTGCCGACAGCCAGCACGCCGCACGCTTTCTCCTGGCACCGGTACATATCCCGGATGAGTATCGATTCCCGCAGGCGCCGCCATTCGCGGCTGTTGGTGGGCAACGCGCGCTTGGCCTGCCTGTTGCCCGCCAGTCCCTTGCCCGCCATCAGTACGACCGCCCATCCAGATCCACCCGCGCGGTCGTCTCGACCTCACCCTCAGCAGGAATGCCCACCTCCTCTCCCAAGAGCTGAGCCACCGACTGGACCAGTAGCCCGACCTGCTCGGCAAGGACTCCGATCTGCTTGGCCTGGGCATCAATGGCCTGTTGCTGGAGGGAAACCACAGCCGCCAGTGTCTCGATGTGGTCAGTCATTGGTGGCCTCCACCTCAACCCTGCCTCGCAACGTCCGCTGGACCACCCGCTTGCCGTGCTTATGCAAACGCACCGGTTGGGCAGCAATCCTGACCACACCCTTGCGGGTGTCGGCGAACATCACATAGCGGACCAGCTGCCCATCGAGCAGCACCCGCCGACGGCCGCGACCGTCGCCAGGCTCATGGATGTGCTGTTGCATCAGAACTCCTCCACGTCCCAGCCGCCGCCGTCCCGCTTGGTCCTCACCTTGATGGCGAGGAATCGGAACGGGTACATCGCCGCGGCAATCTTGATCTTGGCCCTGGCATCGTCCTGCCAGAAGCCCTTTACCTCGTGCAGCTCCATCACACCGTCAGCGGCCAGCACTGCAAAGTCCGGCGTGTAGAACGTGTTGTCCGCGAGCCGAAGCTTGATGCCCTCGAACTTGTGCCAGAGGATCTGCCCCGCATGCTCCAGCGCGCGCAGCCGCTCGGCATAGGCCTGCTCGGTCTTGTTCATCTCGCCGGCCTTAAGCCGACCCAATGCGAGATGCCCGCCGCCCTTGCCCCGCCTCATGCTCTGCCACCGCGTGGGCTCATCCGGCGCCAGTGCAGCGCGCGGCGTAGCCAGAACTCGACGCGATCCCAGTTGGGTTCGAGGCCGGTCATGCCGGCGAACAGGACGACAGCGCGGATGTACCACTTCAGCCACCAGCGGACGCGCAGTTGCACCACTACCCTGCCCGCGCTCACGGCTCTGCCTCGACGGCACACCCGGCGGCAATGACCGCCTGCCGGTCGGCCTGCCAGCCGTTCCACAGCCACTCAATCACGGCTGCGTCTGCGTCGGCTGCGCCAACAGTTCGCGCCGCGCTGTTGAAGCGCCCTGCGGCACTGGCTTGGACGGCATCGGGGGTAGCACCACCGGCGAGGGGTCCGGGCGCAACACAGGACCACTGTGGCTGCAGCTGCACATCGCCGCGGCGCAGAGCAGCAGCAAGATCGGTTTGAGCGCGTTTCGCATCGTTCAGGGCCTTCTCGTAACGGGTGTCGGCGGCGGTCCGGCTCTCGGCCACGGCCTTGGATGCTGCCTTCGCCTTCTCGGCGACCCGGGCAGCGGAGTCAGCCAGGCGGCCCAGCGTCGCGGCGTGGCCGGCGTTGTCCGCAGCGCGCGCCGCCACCTCGGCCGAGTACTCGCCGCGCCAGTGGTCACCACCCGAGCGGAAGCCCAGCACCACCAGCAGGGCGGCCAGCAGCGCGATCAGAAACCAGCGGAGCAAGCCGGCGTACGGTCGGAGCGGATCGAGCGCGGAAATGAAGTCGGTCCGGTTCATCTGAAACCCTCAATGGTTGCCCGGTCGGGGTGCCGGTAGCTGATCCAGTCCGGCATCGGCACGAACCTGCCGTTCTGCTTCAGCTGGATCTGCACGTCGTAGCGCGGAACGTTCTTGAACGTCGCATCGAACTCCTGCAGCAACACGGCCATTCGTGCCTGCCAGTCGTCCGGCATCTCGTGCATCAGCACACGTGGCAACGGAAGCCAGGATGCATAGCCCAGCCCGAACCAGCCCCACAGGGCGTCATACCCGGGGCGCCTGCCATTACTCACTTGAGCCTCCACGCCCTTCAGGGCTATTGCTTTACTTGTGCCAACACAGGGCGAACAATCGTTCTCCCCTTCCACGGAATTACGGACATGGCCGACCGCCTGCTCTTCGAGTACCAGGAAGGCTGCTACGTCAATCCAGACCAGGTTGTCGCGGTGACCAGGCTTGATGGCGGACAACATGGTCCGTGGGAGTACCAGATCTACGTGACCGGCTCCGAGATGCCATTCCGTGCTGCCAATTCAGAAAAGGCTGTCGTCGAAGCCTCGCGGAATGGCCTGCTCACGTTCTTCGAGATCCGCTCGCCAAAGCGGTAACCCTCCCTTCATGGGTCCATGCCAATGTCGCCGTGCCAGTGCGCCAGCGCGGCGACGGCCAGGCCGACCAGCAGGCCGATGCCCAGGTACATCACGTCGGCTCGGGCGGGATCACCGCCCCCACCGACCGCATTGCCGACTCCAGCGTCATCACGCGGAGGCGCAACCGGTGGGCTTCCTCCTGGGCCGCCATTCGGAGCTTGATCTCCTCGGCCAGCTGGGTGCCCATACGCTGTTGCGCAGCCTCCAACGCCTCGACACGTGCCGTTAGGCCGCTCACCAAGGCGACGTTTGCGTCCGTCTCGGTGCGGTCCTTCTTCCGGCTCGCTATGACGCCCCAGATTTCCCGGACCAACCACAGGGCGAAGGCACCGCCGGCAGCCCACCAGGGCGCGGTATTCGGATCACCGTCCATCAGGCGAGGGCCTGGCGCACGCCAGCCTCGATCACAGCCTCATCCCAGAACAGGCCGCCGTTCTCATGGCGGGCAATGGCCGTCACCATGCGCTGCAGCGGCACCTGCTTGCTCAGGCTGACGATCTCGCGGCTACCAACCCCGACCTCCCGGGCCACCTGGGTGATATAGGCCTCGGTGTCGTTCTCATTGGGCGGCGCCCAGCGGTTGATCATCTCGCGCACCGTCCTCAGCCCGTGCTTGTTCTGATACGTGAGCAGGGTCTTTGCCAGCGCGCGGAAACCGGCCTGCGGCGTCTCGAACACGCAGAAGCGCTTCTCCCTCGCCAGAGCCTCGGGGCTCCGATCCTCACCGCGCCACACGGTCGCAGTGCGATCCAGGTTTCCCGGGTTGTTGTTGCGGACGCCGCGCGGCTCCTGCTTCGTGCTCATGGGTGAATCCCCTGTGTGGCAAAGGTGCCCGTCACCGCAGCCGGCTGGCTCGATGATTGGTCCGGTGAGAGTGGACGGGCGTAGAAGAACCGATCACCACCGCTGCCTGGTGCCAAACCAGTCATGGCGGAACTGGCGCGCTTTCGCGCGGCACCGGCCCCAAACGCTTCACAGCGTGCGACGGACTTTGCGGTGCGGTGATGATCGGGTAGAAAGTAAAAAGCCCGGCTTGTGCCGGGCTTTCGTCGCGTGATGGTAGGACTGTACTGGCAAAAGTGCGCAGGCATCACCTGCGCATGATTCTTACCCGGGGATGCGCTGCCCCCTATTGATAGACACCCGCGAGGCCACCTTGTGGAGCCGGGCCCCGACTAAAAGCAGTGATCGAGAATAGTTCGGCCATCCTTGGAGATCCTCCATTCGAGCCTGGTGCCACCGCCGGCGTACAACTCACCAACCTCCGAGATCAAGAATCCATTCGCCTGAAGCGCGAAGCGACGCCCATGCTCAATCTGCGTCGCTTCATGACTCGCCGCCAAGAGTTCAAGGTCTTCCACAAACGCACCTGTAATCATCGACGATAGGCGCAAGATGTCACGCCCTGGAATTTTTCCCTGGCCCATTGCAACAAAGAGATTCCCAATTAGCTTCGGCTTCTCGATCGGGTCGGACTTCTCGAGTAAATCAAGAATCGCCAGCCCTACGCGTTCCTTCAAGGAATCGGTTCCGGCAAGTTCATCCACCATCCTTGCGCGCTCGGATCTACTGAGCTTCCCGACCGTGGCGACAAATCTACTAACCTTTGACGCAAAAACCTGATCCCGGGCAGCCACAGCGGCGCGACCAATTCCTAGAACCGTGGAGAGCAAGGGGATCTCCCTGAGCACTCCTTCACTCAATGCCGAGTCTAGTGCGACTTCAGCCAAATCCTGAGCCACCGGCAACAGGTTCTCCGCCGAGAGTGCCTTCATAAAACTGCCTGCAGGGGTCATTCCATTGCACCTCTTAGCTGGGAGGTCTTTATACTAGCCGATGCCTACAAAGCCCGCCCCAGCATCCCGAGCCGGCATTGATCACAGCGCCTGCGCAAACTTACGCGCCGCGCATTCCTCGGCTTCAATCATCTGCGTGATCAGCCAGTCCACCACGGACGCCCACACCTGGCGGTACGCGGACTCGCTGACGCCAATGGCAGTTGCGCGCTCCCGGTTGCTCGTTCGCTCGCCCTTCATGTAGCCGATGGCGACGGCTGCGATCTGCGGCATCCGCTCCTCCAGCCGCTCCGGAAACAGCATGTCGTGGGCTACGGCAGCGCGCGCCTTCAATACCCCTAGATTCCGGATCGTTGCTTCTGTCTTGTCCCGCTCAAACTTGGCGATGCATTCGGCGATACCACTGGTCGTGCGGGCGTCGAAGTAGTTGCGAGACCGGCGGTTCCGCTCCTCCATCGCCAGCCGAGTGACCCCATGAAACGCACGGATGATGTCTTCCCTGCTCGGCGCTGGCCCGTACAGCAGCTCCAGCAGGTCGCGACCCAGCCCAGCCGGCACCATGCCCAGCGCGCCGGCGATATCGACGTTCGTCAGGCAGTCCACCCCGCTGCCGGTACCGGACCCGTCGCCCAGGCGGAACGAGGATGCGTGAAACCTAGCCAGGAGCTCACGTACGTTCTTCATGCTGCTCTCCTCTGTTCAATCACGTAGGTCTGTTGCTCGATCAGCTCGTCGTCAGTGCCGTAGGTCTCGTGGAACACCCGTGAACCATCCAGCAGGCTCGGGCCGTACACCTCCCGCATCGTTGCGAAGGTGTTGCCCTCAATCGGGTGCCGGCGGTGGTGCCAGGTGCAGAGCGCGTAGCCGAACATGTGCCCACGGCGCACGTTGCCGCTCTTCGCGTGGTTGTAGTCGCAGCCGTACACCACCAGGCCAGCGTCCAGCAGCCCGGCCAGCAGCAGCGACAGGCAGGCCATGCATGGGCCAACCTTCGCCGCTTCGATGCGCTCGGCTTCCACCGCGGTCGGGGTGCCCGTGGAGTGCTGCATCGCCATCAGTCGAACCCCAGCTCCTGGGCAGCGCGCGCCATTGCGGCGGCAGCTGACTCTCGATTGCTCACGGTCGGAGCGGTCGGCCTCTCGTGGACCAGCGCGGGCACGGCGGCGGGTAGCGTGCCGCCCGTGGAGACGTGCTGCAGCGCCTGGCCGTAGGCGGCGGCGATCATCCGCGACTGCTGGTATCCATCGGCCGCGTTGAAGGCGTGCAGGTCCATCAGCGAGCGCACCAGGACCGTCAGCGGGCTCCGGTCGTGGCCCGGCCGCAGCTCCTGCTCAACCTGGGCCAGCGACGGCAAGCCAAGGCACAGCGCGCGGAACTCGCCCGGGGTCGGCGGCCACTTCAGGGCCATACGCATGCACGCCGCCAGACCATCGCCCATCTGCCGCGGGAGCAGACCCTTCAGCGCCAACGCCCAGGTTTCCCCGGCCACGGTCAACGGGCCATCCTCGCTTACCGGGGCCAGGCCGTTGTCCCGCTTCCACTTGCCCGGGAACATCGCCTCCATCCGCTCCCACAGGTTCCACAGCGCATCCATGGCGCGCTGACTGGGCTTATCGGACAACGGCGAACTCTGCGTCGATGACATCCTCGCCCTGCCCTGCTCGTCCTTCGTCGCCTGGGCAGCCAGCGCCCCCACCGCCATGACGGCGTTCGTACTCGGCGCGGAGTTGGGAGACTCGGGCGGCAGAACCGTGCTGAACTTCTCCATGGGCGGGGGCTCCTGATTTCGGGATTACGGGCAGCGACAGGCCGGCGGCCATGGCGTCGCGGAGGGATTGGTTCGGGTCGCCGCCTGACGCGGCCAAGGACTTCAGCTGGGGCAGGATCTGCAGCCAGCCCTGCACCGACAGCGTCCGACCGGAAACCCGGCGGTGACGAACGAACTGGGCAAGCACCCGGTGATCGATCCAGTCGGGCAGCGAACCCAGCGGCGAAATCTCGCGTTCGATGTCTGCCTCGGTCAGTTCGTTTCCACACACGTGGTGTGTGTTCTGACGGTTCCCTTTAGGTTCTGACGGTTCCGTGTCCCGTTTTTGGGACTGTTTCGCGGAAAAACGGGACTCTTTGACGGGAAAAACGGGACTCTTTCCGGGCGTTTTTGGGACTGTTCCATTTCCGGAACTGTTCCGCTTTTGGGACTGTTCCGTTTTCGGTACCGTTTCGGTTCTATCACCGCCCAGCAACCGGTAGACGATCACCTGCTTTGTGTCGCCCATGCGTCGCCCGCTGTCTTCAATGAGGCCCATGTCCCGCAACCTCACCAAGTTGGCGAGGATGGTCTTTCGATCCTGCCCGGTGGCGTCTGCCAGGTAGGCGACCGACGGATATGCCAGCCAGCTGTCGCCGCTGGCACAGTTCGCCAGCACCGTCAGCACGAACTTCGCCGATGACTGCTTGATGGGCTGCTTCAGCGCCCACGTGATTGCCTCAACGCTCATGGCGAAGGCCCTGTGTTCTTGTGCGGCTCTGGTGCTCTGTGATTCACGCCATGACTCCTACAACCACCTGCTTTACCCGCATCCCTCAACCGTGCAGGAGTTCGGCTGTCCCACCAGGAGCTACCCGGCGGTTAGAGGGGCGGGATTCGATCAGGGGCGCTCGCGCGCCTCCTCGGCTTTCTTCTCGTCGGCTTCGGCCAACTTCAGGAAGTTGCGGTTCCTGGCCAGGATCTTGGTCAGCGACGCAATGCGGGCCTGCTTGATGGCGACGGCCGGGCCAGGGGGGAGCCGGTCTTCCTCCAATGCCTTCAGCGTCTCCTCGTGCTCCTTCACTCGCTCCCGCAGCCACTCCACGCGGGTCTGCGGCTTGCGCTCCGGCATCACGAACGGTGCGTGCGGCTGCGCCATGTACCGGCGCTTCAGCTCGCTTTGCAGGTCTTCGTCGCTGAAGCGCTTCAGCGCACCTTCCAGCCACTCTGCAGACCTGCCCTTCTTCGGCTTCCTGGCGAGCTTCTCGGCCATCACTGCGGTCCCGTCGATGCGGTTTCAGCGCGCGCAGCCAGTTCAGCCGCATGCGCCTGAATCGATGCGCAAATGCGAGCAATCTCCTGCGATTCGTTGGGCGTGATCTGGCCGTCGTCCAGGGAGTCGGAGACTGCCTTCGCCAACTCTCCCTGCTTGGCGGCGACGGTGAGCAACGCCGAAACCACGTTGCCGCCGGTAGCTGCGTCAGCACGGCGCAAGACATAGCCGTGCTCAGCCGCCAGGGCGTGCAGGATGCGGTCGTCCCCGGTCAAGCCCATGATCTCGCTCGCCTCAGCCAGAGACAGGTGATGCGTCGAGTTGTTCGGGTTGACCTTGTTCCGAAGTACCGCGCCCGACATCGGCTTTTCCTCGCCCTTGTCGTTCAACGTCACCAGCCTTGTTGCCAGTGCCTCGGCGCCACCGGGATATTCCTTGACGGTCTTGTGGGCGGCATCGGCGATGTTCATTGACGGGCTCCGTGAACGTGGTTTGCTGAAGGGACGGCGCGCAGGATGGGCGCCATGAACGGAATCGAATTCATCTCAATGGACCCCGGGCGCCGGAAGGCGGGCGCCGCCCTCCTTGCGGTAGGCTGCTGTTTCCACACGAACAGCCCGCAAGGAGGGCGACCTATGAGCAGCAAGGAACTGCAGAAGGCGATTCTTCGGTATCTCGCCGACCGTCCGGGGACGAGAGTTGCCGGAAGTGAGCTGAACACTCTGGCTACCCCGAACGAGGTCGAGACAGAAGTGGAGTACCTGAAGGAGTTGGGCCTCCTGACCGCCGAAACCTATGTTTCGGACGGCGTAGCGTTTGCAAAGATCACTGCCAAAGGTCGTGACTTCATTGACGCGCATGCAGGTGTCGGCACGGACTTGAAGGTCATAACGGTGAGGCTGCACGAAGATTCGATCCGCGCACTTCTCATCTCGCGAGTGCAGTCGTCCGACGCCGACGAGACCGTGAAGGGAAAGTTGATCGATCAAATCAAATCACTCCCATCCGAAGGTGTGTCGAAGCTGGCGGAGAAAGCACTAGAGAAGGCGCTCCAGCAGATGCCGGCCTTAGTTCAGTGGCTTCAAACACAACCGTGGAACTGACGACCGTGCGGCGCTCGAACTTCAGCCACCCAATGCATCGGCTGTCGTTCGACGACGCAAGAGGCGTCCAGAACGCATGCTCTTTCGCACCGGGCGCACTGAAAGGCAGTGCAATCTGCAGAACGTCTCCGCTTGCGCTCAATACCTGCAGGGACACCACATCGAGGCGCAGCATCTCAGGCCATCTCCACAGGGACGATGCGCGCGGCATCGAGGTCTTCGGGTTCCTGCGGCGCAGGGGCGACCGGAGCTTGGGCGCCGAGCAGGCGCAGCACCTCGGGCACTGCCGGCAGCGCGCGCTCCTCCTCCCAGCTTTCGACCTGATCGACAGGGAGACGCAAGACAGCGGCCAGCTGCTTATCCGTGGTGAACCCCAGACGAGCGCGCAGCGCGCGCTTGCTCATGCGGGTGTCCACGGCGAGCCCGATCGACAACTCCTGCTCAATGGGCGGCCAGATGTCCGGCCTCAGTTCCGTAAGGGATACGACGCCTCGGCTTTCAACGTGGAGCAGCCGCACCAGGCCGCCATCGAAGCGTTGGCCCTTGCTCAACGCCTTGCGCAGATAGCCGATGGTTGTGCCGCAGCGCGCGGCGTAGGCCGCCTGATCTGCCGGGTTGAGGGTCGAGAGGTGGGCGCGAAGGGTGTCCATAGGCGTCAGAGTTTACCCATAGGTACACCGAAAGCAATACCTGTAGGTCAGTTACTTGCAGGTAACTTCCTGTCAGGCTTCTCATATGACCAAAGCTGATCGCCGCCGCGAACTCCTTCGCCACCTCATCCAGGAGCGCTTCTCTGGCGTGTCGGCGCGCTTCGCCGATGCCGTTGGGATTACGCCTTCGTACGTGTCACGGATGCTGTACCCAGAAGGCAAGGCCGGTGCAAAGCGCATCGGCGAGGACTCCATCGAGAAGATCGAACAGGCGCTCGGCATCCCCGGCTACTTCGCCGGCGCCGGCGTTGACTCCGAAGTAACAATCTCAATCCCGGCGACACGCGAAGGCTACGTTCACGTCCAGCAATTGGACGCGACTGCCGGCATGGGGGATGGGGTGGAGAACTTGGACAATCCGGACGTGATCCGTGCAATCGACTTCGAGCCCGGCTACATCCGCAGCATTGTCGGCTTCGTGCCTGCGCCCGGCCGGCTGCGTTTGATCACCGGTAACGGCGACTCCATGCAGCCGGTGATTCAGCCGGGCGATGCCGTGGTGGTGGACACGGGCATCACTTCGTTCGACGGCGACGGCATCTATCTGATCAACATGGGCAACGGCCAGCAGATCAAGCGCCTGCTTGATCGTGGAGTTATCCATGTCGCCAGCGACAACAAGAGCTATGGTGACCCCTTCCCCATTCCGGAAGGAACATTGATCGGTGGAAAGGTATACCTGCGGAACAGGATCGAGCGGTTCAACTGACGGAATAGTTGCAAAACACAGGGGAAGCTTAGATGGCTCTAGTTGCATGCATTGAGTGCGGGCATCAGGTGAGTGACCAAGCGGAGAGCTGCCCTAGTTGCGGCCACCCGCTACGGCAACGGGCAGGAATGCCGCCTCCGTTCCAGCCGGCGTCACCGGTGCCGCCGGCCCCTAAGCCCGTTCGCTCTTCAAGGGGCCCAATGTTGGTCCTGGTCGGCTTGATTCTGCTTGTAGTCGTTTACTGCCTGGTGATCGGTGGAAAGCAGACGGGCGCCCGCACTCCCGCGCCTGCAGCAGTGCCCCGCATCACCGCCGCCCAGTTGCTCCTTGACGCCAAGAATGAAGCCAGGCCAGCGGCAACTCGCGTTCTCTCAGCGGAGCAGCTTGTCTCCAATCACAAAGGCACTCCGGAAGAAAAGGTAGCGGCTGAACTACTGCCCGAGTTGCGCGAAATGGTGCGGAAGGAGAACGTCGGGAAGCAGTGGATGTATACGTCGCACACTGACGACATGACTAGCAAGACCATAGTGGAAGCAAGCGTTTACAGCACCAATACGCACGAGTTCGACTTCCCATATAGGGGGCCGCAGCATGCAACCCTCGCCCTCCGAAAGCACCCCCGCTACGGGAACGATGTGATCTTCTCCATTGAACGTGGACAGCTGCAGTGCGGAAGCTACTCTGGCTGCGACGTCATGGTTCGCTTTGGCGACGCGGAGCCGCGCAGGTATAGCGCGACGGGCCCAGAGGACAATTCAACCGAAACACTTTTCATCCAGGGGTACGCTGACTTTGTGCGCCGGATGCAGTCCGCTGAAGTTGTGCGCATCCAAGCCAACACCTTCAGGCAAGGCGCGCCGTCCTGGGAGTTCGACGTCAGCGGATTCAACCCTGACAAGATGAAATAGCGCCGAGCCAAATCTCCAGCACCCCAAGCCCCGCTCCAGCGGGGCTTCTCTTTGCTCCACTGAGAAATATTTACCCCCAGGTATTGCTTTACGCATATACCCATGGGTAATCTATATCCAGCCCCGCGACACACCCATCCGGGAAGGGGCTGGAGATCAGAGTCATGGCGACCGCACGTCAGCAGTGGAAAGCGTTCTACCGCGCAGCGCGCGCGACCTACCGACTGTTCCTCGCCTTCGAGGGGCGTCTCAAGCGCCAGTTCAAGGATGAGTTCCCGGAATTCCTCTACGCGGCCGCCACGCAAGGCGCGTTGAAGTTCGACTTCTTCCGCCTCTACGGCGACGTCCTCAACGTCTACATCGGCCATTGGGCGCATCGCGCGCGCATGAGCCACTTCCGCCGCCGCGTGAGCCTCCCGGGCGCGCGCATTGGTGGTGCTGCATGAGCCGCCCTTCCACGATTGCCGCGATTCGCCACGCCATCAGTGCACTTCATGGCGCCGCTGACGAAGGTGCCGATACACGACGGTATGCCGACGCCCTGCAGGAAGCAGGGGCCGCCATTGATGATCTGATCGAAGCAGCCAAGGCCGCCCGCGCAGGACTCCAGCACATGCGCGGGCCAGAATCGATCATCTACGCGCGCACTCAGGAACTCGATGCCGCCCTCGCCCGTGTCCAAGGCGGTGCCGCATGATCCGCGCCCTCCTCGCCTCCCTGCTGCTCGCCCTGGGCGGCTGCGCCGCTTCCACGATCCCGGCACCGGCGCCCGAAGTCCGGACCGCCGGCGACGTGACCGTCCCCGCTGACCTGGTGATCTCCAGCCCGCGCATCTGCGCCGCGCTCGCGGTCTACGAGCTTGCCGACCATGACGACTGGGGCCTGCGCGCCACCATCGCATTCGCCACGTTGAACGGCTTCCGTGTCGCCAACAGCGTGCCCGACTGCGCTGCAGGCGTCGCCATCGCGTTGACTGATGGCTTCTCCGCCCGCCGGTGGCAGGAAGCACTCGACGCCGTGGATGCCGTCACCAGCGGCTCGTACTCCGTTCCCCTCGCATGCGCCCGGGCAGATGCCGTGGTCCCCCTCTCCAAGGCGGACGCCCGGGCGCACTGCGCCATCTATGACCTCGCTTTCGTGGGCACCCAGCCGTGAAGGGCGACAAGAAGTCCCTTCTGGACCTCCTGCTGTTCGCCGCGATTGCGGCGGCGGCGCTGGTCGCCATCTGCGCTCCGCTCGCCTTCAGCTCCTAAGGAGATCGATATGCAACGCATGGTCAGCCACGCGGAACCCCTCCTGCCCTGCAGCAAGGGACACGCCGCGCGCCACATCCACGACCTTCGCCGCGCCTCAGCCGGCGGCGGCCACGGCATCGAATGCTCCTGCAGCCATACGGCCCGCCATCCCGACTTTGAACGGGCATTGGCCGAGTGGGAGCTGATGCACGGCCAGCCGGCAAAGCCCAAGCGCGTTCGTCGCAGTGCGCCGGCGCTGGCCTTCCCCCCGCAGATGCAGCTCTGTCTCTGAGGCCCTTATGACCCAGGCCGCACAGTGCGAAAGGCTGCTCACGGCGCTCTCGAACCGCGCCATGACCGCAATGGAGATTTTCCAAGAACTCGGCATCTACCGCGCCAGCGCGCGGGTGCACGACCTGCGGGCGGACGGCCATGTGATCCATTCCACCCGCATCACCGTCCACAACAAGTTCGAAGAGCCCTGCCTCGTCGCCCAGTACAGCATCCCGACGAACCAGAAGCTCCTCATTCCGCTAATGCCGGGCCGCGCTCGGTACAGCCCCCAACACGGCAAGAAGGAACCCCGCGCGTGAACGAACAATCTTCCCAAGATTGCACCTGCCCCAGCGGCGGCGGCTCTCTGCATTGGCCCTGCCCGGCGCACGGCCCACAGCGCGCGACCGGGGCCATAAACCTGATTGATGAGCTGCTGCGGACGCGCACCTTGTCTACCCACGTCAGGGCACGCCTGCACACAGTACTGGGCATTCTGGACGCTATCCGCATCAATGCTGATCGCGGCATGCCCTTTGATCTAGTCGCCCACTTGGAGCGGCAGCAGCGCTTCTCCGCTCACACGTTCGGCCCCGGTGCTCGCGCTACCGGCATCATCGATCACATCCGAAAGGAGCTGCGGGAGATAGAAGCGGACCCGGCTGACCTGGCCGAGTGGGTCGATGTGATCATCCTGGCATTCGACGGCGCGTGGCGCTCCGGAGCAACCCCGAGCGGCATCATCGACGCAATCGTCGCCAAGCAGTCCAAGAACGAGGGCCGCATCTGGCCGGACTGGCGCACCATGCCTGCCGACAAGGCCATCGAACACGACCGCTCGGCCGATGGTGATGGCAAGCCCGCCTCAGCGCAGGAGGCGAGCGATGCGTGAGCTAGAACCTCAGAGAGCCGTCGCAACCAACGCCAGTGACTGCGGCAAGCTGCCCTTCGATGAAGTTGGTGGCCTCCGTCATGGTGGGGAACTCGGCAGGGCCGAAGGTGTGCACACGAACCGCATCCTGCGCCAAGTGGCGGGCGGAGATGATCATCTCCTCAGGTCCATCGGCCGCACGGTCCACGTACGCGTGCAGCTGCCAACCATCGACGTATCTGATCATCCGCTCCTCGGCGATGCGTCCTTACTTGCCAGCGTCCGAAAGGAGCGTGGCGCTGTCAATAGGCGTGCCTGCACCGCCTGCCAGCGCCTGCTCCCCGATCTGGCCTTCCCGAGCAAGGGCCGCCAGGGCCGCGCGCGCACCTGTTCCGTCTGCGTCAACGACCAGCGCCGGCTCCGCGCTCCCCTGCCCGCCCTGGTGCGCGACTGCGAGCAGATCAAGATCAACAACGCCGCAGCCCTGTGGTTCGGGCCTGTGCGGCCGCAGCCGAGGTATGCGGTATGAGCGCCGCTGAAGCGATCGACCACGTTGCCATTGGGCATGACCTGGCCCGCAAGGCCGGAGTCAACCTGGACAAGGCCCGGCCACGGACCCGCCGCATGTGGGAGGCGCGCGGCTTGGCCGTGATCGCGCTCGCCCGCGGCGACCTGGAAGAGGCGAAGAAGATCATGGCGCCGTTTGCGAGGAAGCGCCCATGATCGCCGCGCCTGCTTTCCGCTACCACGGCGCCAAGTTCCGAATCTCGGGCTGGGTCCACCAGCACCTGCCGGGACATCGCACCTACGTGGAGCCTTTCGGCGGTGCTGCCGGCGTCTTGCTGACGAAGGCCCGTAGCTACGCCGAGGTCTACAACGACCTGGACGGTGACGTGGTCAACTTCTTCCGTGTGCTGCAGGACGTTGAGAAATGCGCTCGACTGATAGACGCATGCCGGCTCACACCCTATGCCAGGGCCGAGTTCGAGCAGGCATGGGAGCCAACCGACGAGCCTGTAGAGCGCGCCCTCCGTCTTGTCATCCGGGCACAGATGGGCTTCGGCTCTGCAGGTGCTACCAAAGGCAAGACCGGGTTTCGGATCGACTCCCAAAGGGCATACGGCACCGCCCAGCACCACTGGCTGAAGTACCCGGACGGCCTCGCCGCGATCGCCGAGCGCTTCACCGGCGTGCTCATCGAGAACCGACCGGCGATCGAGGTGATGCAGCAGCACGACACCCCGCAAACCCTGCACTACGTCGATCCGCCCTACGTGCACAGCACCCGCGTGATGCAGGCCGGCAAGGCCGGATACTACCGGCACGAAATGTCGACCAGCCAACACGAGACGCTGCTGGCTGCTCTGCTGGTGCTGCGCGGCCACGTGGTGATCAGTGGCTATCGGACTGAGCTGTACGACGACACCTTGGTCGGCTGGCAGCGGGTCGAGACGACAGCGCGCATCTCCGCCGGCCGCGGTGGCGCTACGCGAACCGAATGCCTGTGGATCTCGCCGTCGGCGATCGACTGTGGCCACCAACGTGGCCTCCCGCTGGGAGATGTCGCATGACCACCACACAGCTGTTCCCCAGGCCGACCAAGAGGATGAAGCAGCCACCCAAGGACCTGCTGCGCGAGCAGCTGGCAGCGGCCGCAGACGAGATCATCCGGCTGCGCGCAGAGAAGGACCACCTGGAACAACGAATCAACGGCGCCCGAGCGGCGCTCGGAGGAGAGGCGGCATGAAGCTGATGCTGACCCATAAGTGGGCAGAGAAGTACTTCGATGAAGACAGCCGGCCAGACCAAAAGCTGATCGGCCGCTGGTGCCGCGAAGGTCGCCTCCCGTGCCAGAAGGTCGTCGGCCAGTGGTACGTGGATGAACACGCTTGGTTGGCAGGTGGCGACGACCTTGTCGCCAGCGTACTGGCAGCGGCGTAACTTGCCATGATGGGACGTGCACGCCATCCGAGCCGCCGCGACTGGCCGGCCAACCTCTATGCCCACCGCGACGGGTTCAAGTATCGGCACCCGATCACCCGGAAAGAGCACTCCATGGGCAAGGACAAGGCCAAGGCCTTCGCCGCTGCCAAGAAGCTCAACGCCCTGCTGATGCCCGGAAATGACCTGGTGGGCAGGGTGCTGACCCCTGGCGAGACGGTGGCCGATGCCATCAAGGTGTTCAGGACCGACGACATCCCCGGCCGGAAGTGGGCGCCGAAGACCGCCGAGGTCTACGAAAGCGTGATTCGCCGAATCGAAGCCGGGCTGGGCGGTACCGCCGTGGCCGACGTGACGGTGAAGGCTTGTGCCACCTTCATTCGAGAGGTCACCGAGTCCGAGCGCGCGCGCCAGCAGTTCCGGCTGGTGCTGGGCTGGATTCTGGCCTGTGCGGTCGAGGAAGGCTGGATCGACACCAACCCCGCACTGTCCACCCGCAAGTTCTCCCACAGCCGGAAGCGTGAGCGGCTGACGGTCGACGTCTACCTCGCCATCTGGGACCAGGCGCCCCAATGGGTGCGCAACGCCATGGACCTTTCGCTGCTGACGCTGCTGCGCCGGGAAGACGTGGTATCGGCCAGGTTCGCTGACGTGCGCGATGGCGCACTCTGGGTGGTGCCGTCGAAGACCGAGGGCTCCACCAACGTCCGCCTGCAGATCGCTGCCACCGGCCCGCTCGGCGAGCTGCTTGCCCGCTGCCGTGACGCCGTCGTGTCGCCCTACCTCATCCACCGGCTGCCGGAGAAGGCGCGGCCCAGCAACATGCGGGCCAAGGGCCGGGATCACCACACCCAGGTGCTACCTGAGCAGCTGTCGCGCGCGTTCGCTGCAGCCAGAGACGCCGCCGGCATTGAAGCGGACAACCCGCCGACCTTCCATGAGATCCGAAGCCTGGGCGGTGCCTTGTTGAAGGAAGCCGGCTGGACCAATGAGCAGATCCAGGCGCTGATGGGCCACAGCAACGTGGCCATGACCGAGCACTATCTGGGCGGTCACGAAGCCCCATGGCAAGCCGTCAGCACCGGCATTTCGTTGCCCAAGTAGTGGACGCATAGTGGCCACTTAGTGGCCACAACGAAAAAGGGCTCGCGACGAAAGCCGCAAGCCCTTGATCTTGATGCAGTAATTGGTCGGGACGGCCGGATTCGAACCGACGACCCTCTGCCCCCCAGGCAGATGCGCTACCAGGCTGCGCTACGCCCCGAACATCTACTGCTTCGCCGTGAGGCGAGCCGGTGATTATACCGGCTTTCACATCGAAAAGTTCAGCGCCGCAGCAATTGCAGCACTTCTTCCAGCTCCATCCGCACCTGCTTGATGATCTGGTTGCTCAGTGCCGATTCTTCCTTGGCACCCTCGCCTTCCAGACGCAGTCGCGCGCCGCCGATGGTGTAGCCCTGTTCGTACAGCAGGCCGCGGATCTGCCGCACCATCAGCACGTCATGGCGCTGGTAGTAACGACGGTTGCCACGGCGCTTGGCCGGCTCAAGGCTGGGGAACTCGGTCTCCCAGTAGCGCAGCACGTGCGGCTTGACGTCGCACAGCTCGCTGACCTCACCGATGGTGAAGTAGCGCTTGGCCGGAATCGGCGGAAGTTCGCGGTTACTGCCCGGATCCAGCAT